GTTCCTCGCCAAGACTGAGCTGGCCGTTGTTACCGAGGATGAAGTGCACGCCGTCGCGCTCGTTCTCGTAGAGGAACCAGGCGGTGTGGCAAGTGCTGCCGGTGCCGGCGGCATCCACGACCATCGTGGAATCCACGTTGGCAAACAGACCGCCAAAGCCCTTGGCGTCGGCACTGATGCCGTCATAGACCTGCTTGCCGATCGTGGCGAAGGAGCCCTGGACGGCGCCCAGTCCTTCGTCGGCGAGGATGGAGCCGATGTTGGCGGGATCTGCCTTGACGATGGCTTCATCGACCTGCAGCTGGCAGTCCATGAAGTAGGATTCGACGAGACGCTGCTCGTATTTGGAGTTGCCCGGGGTGACGCCGGCGTTCGCGGCGCGGAAGCCGGAGCCAGGACGGCCGGAACGGATGGTCGCGCGGTACGTGGTGCCAGGGATGGTGCGTACCGGGATGGTGCGAAACTCGGGAGCGATGGGCAGGGACTCCTCAATGAGGCCGACGACCGGATCACTGCCAGAGCGCTTCGCGATGTCGAGAAGGGTGAGAGGCATTGTAGTGTTGAGTTAGGTGTTGGATCAGGCCTTGACGGAGGCAGCCCAGGCGGCAGCGATGCGCTCGCGACCGGTCAGCGTGTTGGCCTGCTGTTGCTGGCCCTGGGAGTTGGTGGTGTGATTGGCAACGGGCGGGACGCCGGGGCCGCGGCCCTTCGCTTCGGGAATCGAGTCGAGCATCGACTTGGTCCCGGCGGGATCGCGGACGTAGGAGGCGGCCCACTTGGAGCGGAGATCGGCGTCATCCTTGATGCGGCCGGAGGCGACAGCGGCGGAGACAACGGTGTCGGCCTCGGTCTTCTTGGCTGCTTCGATGGTGGCCTTGGCGGTGGTGAGCTCAGCCTCGAGGGTCTTGATGCGGGCAGCATCGTCGCTCGAGGAAGCGTGCTTGGTGGAGAGGTAGGCCGTGAACTGAGCCACGGCGGTCTCCTCGTTGACGTCGACGGAGCCAATCATTTTGGCCTCCGCCAGCGCCTTGAGCAGGTTCTTCATGTCTGTACTGGGTTTGTTGTTGGCGGAGGCCTTGCGGCTTCCAATGAAAGTGGTCAGGGCGGCCGGGGCCTTGATCTTGGCGAGGTCTGCCTTGCTGAGTTCTGCACAGGCCTGTGCCGTCACCTCGCCGGAGATCTCGTCGATCAAACCAAAGGCGAGCGCCTCCTCGGCGGTGAACCAGGTCTCGGCGTCCATCTTGGCCTTCACCTCGGCCTCGCTCTTGCCGGTCTTGGCGACGTAGATGGCCAGCAGCTGGGCGGTCATCTTCTCGGCCACATCGGCTTCCTTGCGAAGGTCAGCGGCCTCACCCCATGCACCGGACTGCACGTTGTGGATCATGATCCACGAACCCGCGGCGGCGACGACCTTGGAGGCGGCGCACATGACGATTGTGGCCATCGAGGCGGCGAGGCCGTCGACGTAGCAGGTCACATTCGCACCACGCTCCTTGAGCAGGCCGTACATCGCCCAGCCGTCAGTGACGATCCCGCCATTGGAGGCGATGCGCAGCTTGATGGCGTTGCCGGCCGGGATCGCGGATAGATCCTTGGCGAACTGCGCCACGCTCACATCCCATGCACCGATGTCTCCGTAGACGAACAGCTCGGTGGTCTGGGGCGCGGATTCGGAAAAGTTATACCAGGTCTTCATTGGGCAGGTGCTCCGTTCGTTGATTGAGCGGCCGCGGCGGTGGCATCGGTGAGCACCTGGGCGGCGAGGGTGATCGGCTTGCGCACGTCGCCATCCTTTGCCCATGCGGCGATGACTGAGGCGGACATTGCGGGCAGGCCGAACTTGGAGCGGAAGTGCTTCTCGTCATCGGCGTTCGGGGTGAGCACCCCGGCACGCACGCCGACACCATACGCATCGAGCTCATCGCGCATCTCTTTGATGCGATCGGCAATGATCGGGCCAAAGAGACGGTTGGCGATCGTGCCACGGGGGAGCTTGCTGGTGCTCTCATCCTCGAGCACAGCAGCGAGCTCAACACACAGCTGGTTGACGTGGGCCCTCCACGGGGTGCCGTACTGACCGCAGGACTCCCGCATGGTCATGTTGCCAGTGCGGACGTCCTCACGATCCTGCTGAGCCATGCGGCCGGCATCAGCGGTGGCTGCGCGGGGGAAGAGCGCCTCGGCCTTCTTCCAATCTGCGGGGGCGGGGGGAAGCACTCCAGCTTCGTTGGCCTCCTCGAGGAAATACTCGTGGAACTCCTGCCAGCACTTGGCGAGGTAGACCTGCCACACCTCGGCCACACGCTGCATGATGGCCAGGTCGCGACGGGTATCGACGCCGCCCACCTTCAGCTGGCGGACCAGCGAGGGGGGCAGGTTGAAGGAAAGACAGACCAGCTCTGCAAGGAAGTCGACGAAGCCCTGCCATGCAGGGCCCGGGCGCTTCGGCTCGTAGGGTGTGTAGGTGTCGCCGCGCTTGAGCACCTTCGACTCGGGCCCGAAGACTTGAGTGTAATACTCGGCGACATTGAATGATCCGGAGGCGCCTGCCTTGGCCGCGGCGGCGGCGCGAGCAGCAGCACCAACAGGGGCAGCACTTGGCGCCTCGCCGTTCTCGGTCGTGATGATGTCGACCTTCGTGGAGGCGTCCTTCACCGCATACTTCTCGATCCCGAGAATGTCGTGCAGATCGATGGCAGTGGTGAGAGCGGCGGCGGCCAGACACAGCCCCCTGCCCTGCCCCGCCCTGGGGCGGTTCGCCATGTAGACGACACCTGATGCGTCACGAGGGGTGAGCTTCAGGCCATCGAGCGTGCGCTCTTCAAAAAAGTATCTGATCGGCGTGCCGCCCTTGGTGAGCTCGATGCCATCGTTTCCATCGGTAGAGAAGAGCGCATCGGCACTCCCGCAACGGTCTTCCTCGAGGACCTGCACAGCCCGGCGGCCGGCATCATCGTAGGTCTTCAGCAGGAAGCTGCCACCATCTACAAGCAGGCCACGGAAGGCGATCTGCTGTATGCTGCCAGCGTCGTGCTGGCCTGTGGTGTCGATCTTCTTGTAGCGCTCGCGCAGGTAAGCAGCGGCGGCCTTGTTGTACTCCGGGCTGGAGGAAGCGGGCTCAAGGAAGATCCCGGTGCCCACCGTGTAGGTCACCATGCGCTCGACGATGGCGAGCACCAGCGGGTTGTTCTTCTGCAGTGCCCGGCTGTTTCGGATCAGCTCACGGCGCGTGGCGCGGGTGAGATCCTTGCGGGCCTCTTGCACCAGCCCAGGAAGAACTGAGCGGGCGACGCTGCCAGTGGCGCCCTCGTAGAATGCACGGCGCACCGCGGCGGCCTTGGCCTTCGGCGGGCGAGTCTTGGTAGAGGCGCGAGCTGTACTCACAGGCGCATCCCTCCAAAGTCAGAGCGCACGTAGGTGATGCCAGCAGGATACGAGGCCAGCAGTTGAGTCATGAGCTGGGGCTCGGTGAGCGTGGGCGTCTCAATGAGAAGTGACTCGATCAGGCCAAGCAGTTCGGCGCAGAGCTCGGCGACACTGGCGGCATCCACTCCCGTGAGTGGAACCTCGAAGGTGGAGGACACGCCATTGGCCGCGACGCCAACAAGCACTTTGCCCTTCACTGCTTCTGTGACCTTGCCGCTCATGGTCGCGAACACGAGGTCCTTGAGCGGCACACCGCGATCCGAGGCAGTCTTGCCCAGGCTTCGGATGAAAGCTTGTTTCAGGAGAGCGGTCGCGCGCACGTAACCAGTACGTGGATACGTGCCAACCTAGGCCACTCGCCTGTTGCGTGCCGTTGTCCGCCGTTGCGTGCCGTTGTCTTTTACCCTGCTGCCACAGTCTCCGCAGTGGCTTCCTCGCCACGCTCTGCAGCAGTGGTCGACAGCTCGAAATCGAGCGGCAGTACCTGCGTCATCATCGCGCAGTCCACCTGCTGCTTGGCGCAGTCAAATAGATGGTTATTGCCGGATGGGCAGACCAGCTTGCGCTCGCGCTTCTCAGAGCCCGGCAC